TGTTGCATCAGTTATCCCAACAAACAAATCCATCACACTATTCTGTGTGATTTCTTTGTGATTGCCAGAAACGGAACGCCACAAAAGCCAAGACAATCCTGTGAAAGTCATGGCTTCGCTCAACATTGCATCAATGTCAAGTGGAGTCTTGATCCATTCGGAATACAAGATTCTCTTTTCACTGTTTGGCAATTCTGCTTTGTTGATCTCTTTTCTTCGTTGATTCTTCAGGTGTTCACAAAAGCCCGCCCAATCGGATAGACCGAGTTGGGCGAACTCATATTGTGAACCACGAAGCGTTACATGGATCGGACTCTTGATTGCTTTTTCAATCGTTGTCATTCTGCACCTCTTTCTAAATTATGACGCTGACTTCACCCAAGTTGGTGAGGCTGTGCCACGGAATGTGTACGAAATCTCGTTCGCTCCATCAATGTTCACTGTTACATCAACGCCTGTTACAATTATGTTGCCCACAATTTTGCCATCTGTCGCATCATCGTAATATGTGAAAACACAAGAAGCGGGTGAATCTGCAATGCCACCTGTTGCGGGGGTTGCATCTGGTGTAAAACCATCAACCGTTGAATCCCACAACGCTGTCCAACTGCCCGACCATGATCGCCGCCCTGCAATGTACTCAACCCATTGACCAGTTGCACCCATCGCGGTCGTATCAAGTTCTGCACCCGCAAAACTAATCGACCACTCTTTGACATTGCTGTCAATTCCTGTTCCCGCGAAAGCAACGCTCCCGCCCAATCCGTTTACTACTGCCATTTTTTTCTAGTCCTTCAATCCTGTGGCAACATAATCGCAGGTATGCCGCCATGATGTTCCCTCCAACAATGGAGGGGCTTCGTTATCCATCCGCATCTGCGTTTGCGAATGTCCACTTATCGTGTAAGTTGCTCTCGACAATACGCCACGCAGCGCATCGCTTATATCCATGCAAGCCCTTGCGCCCGCTTCTTCACTTTCCCAAATATCAAATTGGTATCGAATAAAATATCCATCGGTTTGCATCGTGTTATCACTCACAATACTTATGACATGAAACACCGCGTATGGATATGTTTCGTTCTTGTCGGCTTGTGAATAACGCAAGCGACCTTTGGTAGAACCATCGCCACCAATAGATGTGTTGAAAGCATTGTCATCTGTCAAGAAGTCATACAATCCAATCACAACATTTGCAAGATCAACCGCCGCCACTTATGCACCACCTTTCGATGCTGCTTTTATGCCCGCCCGAATTACCGCGATGATTTCTTTTTGCTTGTTGTCAAATGCGGGTCGCAAGTATGGTCGCGGTGCCATGTTTTCAGTTCCAAGTTCCAACGCTTTGCCGTACTTGTCTGCGGGTGCTGTTGCACCTACCCTTGCAATAAATTCGCCCCACCCTGTTCTTGCACCCTCGACTTGAATACTTCTTGCAAGTATACCAGTTTGTTTGAACGGTACCTCGCCCGCCTTCGACCTGAACTCTCCTTGATGACCTTTGTTTTGATTCAACAAGAGTTTGGTTTCACGCTGAACAATAACGCCGCCCTTCATGATTGCTTTTTCCAATGCACCTTTCGCATCTGCAAGAAAAGTCGCAGTCATATCTTCAACATGACCAACCTTCCCACTGATTGATGGCGAACCACCACCCGATGCTGCTGCTGCTGCTCTTGTCAATGCTAAAAGTGGAAGGGGCATCAGACTTCTTGCTCCAATACCAACTTCAAATATGAACCCGCTGAGTCAATATCCAACACCGCACGAATCAAATATGTTTCGCTGCTGATCGAAAGCCGATCACCAAGAACAATATCTGGTGCGCCCGAAGCATATCCATGATGCGACACATTCCATTCTTCGCGTTGGTACTCGTCCCGCTTTGCACCCGATAACGGTTGCAGCACAATGCTTTCTGTGCTGCTTGTAGCCCAAGATTCAAGAGTTGCACCGAACGCATCGCGTGTCAGTGTCTTGCGTTGAACGATTGCCGTAATGTTTGACATTGAAGCAATGCTCATAATGAAACTCGTATGTATCTTGAAAGCCTAGACGATGGGCTAAATGTAACTTGCGATGCAAGTGCATAAGAATAATCGCCCAACTTCTCGGACTTGACTGCCATGTCTTTATCTTTTAGATTCCAAGCCGCTTTCGCCGCAAAGATTATTTCGTACTCCACATCAGGTGGAATGGTTGAAAAGCCCGCCGTGTATTTCACTCGTACATCGTGGTAAGGATAACCACGCATGGTGCTAATGTCTGAACCATCGCTTCCATAGAAGTCGATCAATCCAATTTTGAAATTGGTTTCATAGTAACCGTCGTATTCTCTCCATCGCTCAAGAGTAATTTGGCTTCCACTGACCAACGCACGAACCCCACGCCGTTCAAGCATAGTTGAATCGCCGTTGTTGACAAGTGTTCCTGTCCAACCAGTTGTGCCATCTATTGCTGTGGCAAGTGCTGTAATCGAAGCACTGCTTGCAAAGGTTTTTGTTGTTGTTGTTGTTGATCCATTGCTTGCAACTTCCCGCAAGATCACGGATACATCCGTAACTTCTACCGTTGGTGAAAGATTGCTGCCAGTGTATTCGATTGTCAATGCGTTTTCAAAACTCGCACCCACAAAGTCGATGCCTGTCACATCGGGGTCTGACAAGACACCGATGCCATCTTCACCGATGGAAAGTATTTCGTCTTTACTTGTTGAAAGTACATCGCGGTCAAGATGGGTTTCCATCTTTGCCCACAAATCGTCGATCAGGATTTCAAGTAAAGTATCCTCATCTGATCCACTGATATTGGCAACAAGTTTTGTTCTTGTAACCAATGTTGTTCGTTGTGCGCCTGAGAGTGTTGACATAAGCACCTCGACTTCCAAGTGGGGAGTTGTAATCCTCCCCACTCATAAGTCAAAATATCAGTTCACGATTTCGTCCACTGAGGAAATGTCGTTGTCACTTGCAGGATAATATCTTGGCAAGCCCATAAGGATTGCTGAACAATCACTTGTTGCTGTGCCTACCGTCATCACTGCCTTTACATACCGACCATCTTCTTGCAATTCATCAAATCGAAGATTGATGATTGCTTGCTTGTCGGCATCTGTTCCCGCTTGGGTAAGTTGCGTGATCGCTTTACCACTTATGTCGGAAAAAGAACCGCCACTGCTAGTCGAGTCTTGCAATTTGAAATCCAAAGTTGCAGAAGAACCAAGCGTTCCCGCTTGAACTACTGCCACCAAACGACTCCACAAACTCATGTCCACTTCGTCGCTGTCATACGCTGCGGCGGTGTTAGCATCGGGATCAATAACCCCGACAACCGCCCATTGTTCACTACCTAATGCTGTTGTCATTTTATTACTCCTTCAGCCTTTTATGCTCTTGCTGCTAATGTTACGAATGCGCTCATGGTGTTTGAACCATCACGCGGTGAAATTGTCGATGACATCCAAGGCATACCATCCATACGCATTCTGAACTTGAACGCAACTGCATCTTGGTCGAACCAAAGATGTATTGAAGATGAAGCCTCAATGCCACCCGACTTGGTTGCCGTTACATATTGCCCAAGATTGACGAAACAAACATCGCCAACATCGCCAAGGGTTTCGCAGTGTTGCGTTGCAACAACTGGTCTGCCTAGTAGCGTTCCGAATGGTGATCCACTGATGCCGCCCGCAGGAAGGTATATTCCTGTGGAAATTGCCATCGTGAACAGTTGTTCTTCGATGTCTTGGTTTATGTACCATACGCCGCCTGAACGCCAAGGTGCATACATTCGTGACCACATCTTCGCAATGTTTTCAACTACAACGGAATCCGCTGCTTGACTGCCTTCTTTTGCAACTGTTACCAAAGCACTACTGTTCAAGAAACCGAATGGTTGTCCCGCACCTGTGCCACGAAAGATTGCTTCTCCAACTTTGAACTCTAACTTTTCACCCGCTTTGCGTGAAACAAAAGATTCCATCGCACTTGCATCATTTAATAATTCCTCGGTCACAGGAACCAGACAAGTTAATTTCCTGAGCCTTAAATTTTTCGATTTCAGATTTGGTTTCGTCTGAGCCAGTGCATCAGCCTCGCCTTCCCATGCAGCGAGAATCCCGCCACTTGTTTGCCAAGGTGTCGTTTCGTCATCTGGAAAAGTAATACTGTTTCCACTTAATTCATACGAATCAGTTTGTGCAAGCAGTGATTCTTCACCCGCAACGAACGAGTAGATGTAATCTCGAAACTCAGGTGGTACGGCAAAGCCGCCATCTGCACCAACAGTTTCGTTTCCGTAAGTAGAAAGTGCTGCCTTCGTCCAATCGGTTAATCGGTCAGGCGTACTTCTACCATCTGCGGCTTTTGCAACATCAGAGTAGAACTCGCCCGCCCTGTTGTATCCGCCCTTCTTGTCAAATGAAAGTCGGTCTGCACCAACTTGAACATCTGCACTTGCAACTGGCGAATCATCTTCACCAATATCTTTGCCAAGCAATTCCATTTCGTTCTTCATATTTTCTTTCTCCGTTCGGAGTTCTTCAATTTCATCTGCCATTTGAGCAGCAGACAAATCAAGTCGCTGTTTGGCTCGTTCTTCCCACATGTTCTCGATGTCATATTCAACGCCCTTAATCTCTACGGTTGCAGGATCAAGTTCGGAATCATCGAGATGTTGTTGGACAGCCTCAAGCGTTTCATCGCCCTCATAACCTGCTGAAAGCAGATGTTTGATAAAAGTTTCCCAATTCATAATTCAATCTCTCAATTGCGGTTCGCGTGTTCGCGGTGCACAGCATGAATCGGGGGCAGCCATTCACGGAGTTGCTTGCTTTTTGCAACCTAGTCTATTTTTAAGCGGGCAACATGCCCGCCAAGTTGTAAACGCTTTCGTTCATTGTTCTCTTGCATCTGTCCGCTATTGATCTTCCATTCGTCCGCAAGCCACTTGTGATTCTTTGCCACTTGCATTACCAAACTGTCTTGGTTGCTCGGCACATTCACGATAGAAAACTCAAGCAACGACCACTTGGATATGACATTGCGTACATCATCGCCAAACTTTTTGAAGTCCTTGTCCGTTGGTTCACGCATCTCCAACGGTATGAATCCAACAGAAAACGCTTTCAAGATTCCTTGTTGGAATAAATTGAAGATAGTATCGGGTATCCACTCAACGCTGCTTGGATGTCCTGCGGGTCGCTCGGCAAACTGCACTTCTGCAATGATGCCATCGGATTGCCGCTTGACAGATAACGCACGACCAACAGGCAAGCCGCCTTGGTCGTGGTTCAAAAGCACAACAGGATTCTTGCGGAAGTCTTTGAGATCAATCCCGCTTGGCAACAGCACTTCGCCATCACGGTCGATGGATGTTGTGCTGATCCTTGCAATAACTGTTCGCGGCTTCAGTGCCTTCGTATCCTTTTCGATGGTCACTTCAAACAAGGCAAGTCGCTTTTGTTCTGGTTCGATGGCTTCTTTTTCTTCGATTGTTGTCAACATATTTTCTTCCGTTTCCGTTCCCTTGTCCGTTTCTTTTTCAACATCATCTGCGTTGTAGGTGGTGGGTTCGTGTTCTTCACCCTCCATGCACCATTCCATATCGTGTTCAGAATCGGCGGGCATGTTGTGATACCCCACTGGACACTTACCAGTATCTTCATCAGGAAACACTTTTTCTTCGTCAACCATCTTCGCCATCCTTTTTCCATGTGTACAAAATTTCATTCATTCTGCGAAGTATTCCCGAACCCCACTGATCTTTGCAAAGGGTGGTCACTTCATCCAACTGACCACTCCACTCCATGTAGATTGCTTGTGGTAGTTCGTCCATTTGTTTGCAAACGATTACGATGCGCGCAGGTTTTTTAGCAGTCATGGCTATAAATCCCATCATTGTTATGCACCCCCTGTAATAATTACAGGCAAGATATCGCACATACAATTCGGGTGAATCGGTGCGCCCTGCAATTCTCGATAGTCCGCAACCATCGGCTTCTTGCCCTTCACATCAATCTTCTGATTGAATCCAACCAGTGCGGTTCGCAGACCAATGTTTTTGCCCTTCCACATCTTTGCAACAGCATCGCAATATGCACAGGCTTCAGGTGCAAGCAAAAACTCTTTGCCCTGAACCACGCCGCTTTGTTCCCATCCCTCAATCAATGCGTTGGTTTGTGCAAAAGCGGTTTCGGTTCTCACAATTCTGTCGGCTTGATACTTGTTGAATATGCCATTGCCGCCCTCTTTCAATCCCCTCAACTTCTTCGACATCTGTTGTGGGTTCAATCCATCTGCCACGCCCTGCCCAAGTATTTTGCTGATGCCG